GTACTAAGACACTGATAGACGCAGGTGAAGTTGTTAATAATCTACAGATGGTGCAAAAGACCAATACACTCACAGTAGCAACAATACGTTTATCTCTTGGCACTAATAACGTTAGATACAAAGTTACATGTAAAATCACTACAGTAGAAGGCTTACAATATGAGCGTTCAGTATTTGTACGTGTTAAGGAGAAATAAGAATGGCCTATGACTTTATCGGGTTAGTTAATGATGTTAACAGAAGACTTAACGAAGTAGAACTGACTACAGCTAATTTTGCTACAGCACAAGGTTACTATAGCCTTACCAAAGATGCTGTTAATGCTTCTATAAGACATATACACCAAGAAGAGTTTGAGTGGCCTTGGAATCACGCAGAAGAGACAGAAGTATTAACTCCAGGTGAGGTACGTTACAGTATGCCTTACGATAGTAAGACTGTTAATATGAATAGCTTTAGGCTAAAACGTGATGATACTCTTAATGTAGCTACTATGCGTCTTAAAGTGTTGAATTACGAAGAATATCTTGACAAACACGCAGATGTAGAGTATAACTCTAGCTCAGATGTAAGAAGTGTACCACAGTATGTTGTACGTGCGCCAAGTAGAGAATTACTGTTTGTACCATCCCCAGATAAAGCCTATGAAGTAATATATGAGTATTACACTAATGGTGTTGATATGGAGAAGGCATCAGACGTTGCTTCTATACCAGAGTCATACAGACATATAATAGTAGATGGCGCTATGTATTATGCTTATGTATTTAGAGGTGACACTCAATCTGCACAGCTATCGCAAGGCAAGTTTAAGGACGGCATTAAAAGTATGAGATCCTTAAACATTAACCGTACAGAATACCTAAGAGATAGACGAGTTCATTACTGATGGCTACTAATTGGCAGACATTTCCTATTGAGTTTAAGGGTGGCCTCATCTCTAATCTCAGCCCTCTACAACAGGGTGCTAATGCTGTTGGTTCTGCTACTATACTGCAGAACTTTGAGCCAGCTAGATCAGGTGGTTACAGTAAAGTATTAGGCTATACAAAAGCAACAAACAACACTGTACCAGGAACAGGTCGTATACTTGGTGTTAAAGTAGCTAACATTGGGGAGTATATAGCGGCTAGAAGTGATGGAGCTTCTACACCTAAAACTGAATACCATAGATCTTCTGGTGGTACTTGGTCTTCACTAGGTAAGGCAGCACTCTTAGGCGGTAAGATCCGTAGTGCTGAGTATAACTTCGGTGCAGGTGACTTCATTATAATGGTAGACGGTTCTAACTACCCAGCGCTGTTTAATGATACAGCTAATAGTCTATCTTTTATCTCTTCTCTGTCAGACTTACAGGGTGCAGAACAAGTAGCAGTGTTTAAGACTACAGTGTTCTTTTCTAAGGGTTCTAACTTATACTTCTCAGCACCTTCAGATTCAGGTGACTTTAGTGCAGCTAATGGTGGTGGTGTTATAAATGTAAGTCATGATATTACAGGCTTGATTGCTTTCCGTGATCAGCTTATCATCTTTAGTAGAAACAACATACAACGCTTATCTGGTACAACTCTAGCAGACTTCCAGTTAAACCCTATCACAGAAGGTATTGGTTGTTTAGACCCTGATACGATACAAGAGGTTGGTGGTGACATTATGTATATGTCGCCTGACGGTATTAGACTCTTAGGTGCTACAGATAGAATTGGTGACTTCTCACTTGAAGTTGCTTCTGACCCTATAGCTGATGATGTTTATAAGTTTGCTCAGAGTACATCTAACTTTTGTTCTATTGTTATACGTGAGAAAGCTCAGTACCGCATCTTTGGCTATACACAGTCAGAACAAAAGAAAGTTGCTCGTGGGTTACTTGTAACTAAGTTCTCTAACCAAGGTGCATCTAATTTAGCATGGGGAGAAACTGCTGGTATAAAAGCATTTGTAGCAGACTCTAAGTATACAGAATATTCAGAGACTATTGTATTTGGTAATGAAGATGGTTACTTGTACAAGATGGAGACAGGTTATACCTTTGATGGAGAAAACATTGAAGCTATATATGAATCACCTTACATGCCTGTATCAGATCCGCAGATACGTAAAACATTTTATAAGTTAACAACGTATGTTGATCCTAAAGGCTCTTTTAGTGTAGATTTATCTCTTAAGTATGACTTTACAAGATTTAATAATCAAGAAGTTTTACAGCCAAATACAATTAATATTGTCTCTAGTGGTGTTGCTGTTTTTGAATATGGGTCTAGTACATCTATATATGGAACAGCTACTTATGGAGGCGAACTAGATAAAGTCTATCAGAATCAGATTATAGGTTCAGGTAAGACTATTTCAATTAGAATAGAAGATAACACAACAAACCCAACATTTACTCTAGATACAGCACTTCTTGAGTTTACACAGAATGATAGACAATAAAGGATAACTCTTATGGCAGGTTATACACGCCAAGATACGGCTAACAACATCGCTAACGGTAGCGTTATTGACGCAGACGATTTAGATGCAGAGTTTAATGCTGTTGAAAACGCATTTAATTCATCCTCTGGTCACAGTCATGATGGAACATCAGGTGATGGCGCACCAATACTAAGCGTTGGTCCTAGTCAAGATATTATTGTAGGTACATCTACACTCTTACCTAAAGCTAATAACATTATGAACTTAGGATCTAGTGCAGCTCAATTCAAGGATGGCTACTTTGATGGTACTTTGTATACAGATACAGCTAACATAGGTGTGAATGGCTATACTACTATTGTAGATAACTCTTACACAGTATCTAACGGAGCATTAACCTTAGATGTAGCAGGTGACATTACACTAGATACAGATGGTGGAGATATATTACTTAAAGATGGAGGTGTTAGCTTCGGTAAACTAAGTAATAACTCTAACCAGTTGTCTATCTACTCTGGTAACACAGAAGCTTTACGCTTAAATGGTTCATCTACTTCAGCGCTGGGTACATTAGCAGTGACAGGTAATACTACAGTAGGTGGTACTCTTGCTATAACAGGCAACACAACCATAGCTTCAGCTAACGTTACTCTTAACTCTGGTAACATTGTTGTAGGTGGTACTGTATCGTCCACAGGGGGCTTTATAGGCTCTCTAACAGGTAACGTAACAGGTACAGTGTCAAGCGTAGCTAACCATGACACAGACGACATTACAGAGGGTTCTAGCAACCTATACCACACAACTGCTAGAGCTAGAGGTGCTATCTCAGCTACAGGAAGTTTAAGCTACAACAGTACTTCTGGTGTCATGAGTTTTACACAAGGTAATACAGATACTATAGCTGAAGGTTCATCTAATCTGTATCACACTACAGCGAGAGCTAGAGGTGCTATATCTGCTACGGGTAATATTAGTTACAATAGCTCTACAGGTGTTATCTCATTAGCTACAAACCAAGATGTAACATTTGATGATGTTATTGTAGGTGGTAACTTAACGGTAAATGGTACAACTACTACAGTAAACTCTAACACTGTAAACATTGGTGACAATATTATCACACTTAACTCTGATGAGACAGGTACACCAAGTCAGGATGCAGGTATTACTATTGAGCGAGGTACATCTGCTAACAAATCTCTAGTCTGGACAGAATCAACAGACAAGTGGAGCGTAGGAAGTGAAACATTTGTAGCAGGTACATTTGAGGGTAACTTAACTGGTAACATAACAGCTACTTCAGGTACAAATAGTTTAAATGCTATAACCGTCTCAGGTACTTCTTCATTGGCTGCAGTTACAGTTAGTGGAAACCTAACAGATAAAGATGGTGTTACTGGAGGTGTCATACCTTCTGGTGGTATTATCATGTGGTCAGGGCAAACATCGGCTATCCCTACAGGGTGGTATTTGTGCGATGGTAACAATGGTACACCTAACCTTACAAATAGGTTTGTTATGGGTGCAGGTACTTCTAACGAGACTACAACAGGTGGTACAAATAGTTTAGCTCTTGCAGAAACAAATATACCGTCTCACACGCATTCATTCTCTACTACAACAGGTTCTAATGGAAGCCACACACATACAGGTACTACTAACACTACAGGCGCACATACTCACACATTAAATGCAGGTGGTACAGCATATCCTCAGAGTAGTCCTAATCAAGGAAATCAATTAGGTGTAGCAAACGCATCAGCAACTACAAGTTCAGCAGGGGCGCACAGCCATACGCTTAACGTAGATAGTGCAGGATCGCATACACACTCTGTATCTGGTACAACAGGAAGCACAGGGTCAACTACAGCTTTTGATAATCGTCCTGCTTATATGGCCTTAGCATATATTATGAAAGCTTAATAGTTATGTCCAATATAATATTGACCTCAGAAGAGCTAGAGCTTATACTAGACAGATCAGCTAAACGTGGAGCTAAGTTAGTTCTACGTGAGTTAGGCTTACATGATGAGTCAGCCGCAGAAGATATACGTGAGGTACGCAACCTATTAACAACGTGGAGACAAACACGTTTAAGTATATGGAACACATTCGTTAAAATAACAACCATTGCTATATTCAGCTTTGTTGCTGCTGCAGTTTGGATGAAGTTGGGTAATTAATAAGGACTATTAAAATGGCTATGAAATTTGGTGGATTTACACCTGAACAAATGGGTAAGATAATACCAGAGATGCAGGGTATGCAAGCAGATGAGCAAGCGGCATTCTTAGCGGCTTCACCTAAAGCGGCATCTACGCTAGGCAAGATGGCAGAAGTAGCTCAGAAAAAGATTAGCATGGCTCAGGGTGGTTATGTTCAGGGTTATCAAGAGGGAGGTTTAACAGACATAGATCCTTTTAATGATAAAACACAAAAAGATCCTGCAGTTGAGAATGGTACAGCTCCAGATTTAACTAGACCTAGTTTATATCAGAAAACCCCTATGCAGTTTGACTCAAGTGATCCTAGTATGCAATTACCTGTTGACCCTAGAGGTCCTATAGGTATGCCAAGCATACCAAGATTACCTGACGATCCATCATCTAAAAAGTTACAAGAGGCTCGTTTTACACCTCCTTCTCAAGCAAGTACTTTTAAAAAAGAGTTAGATTCAGCACAGCTTGCATACGCCAATGCAGAGAAAGAAGCCGCTAAAGCTATGGCTAAATCTCAAGCAGATCCAGAAAATGAAGAATTAGCTAAAAAGGCTGAAGATGCTCAGAACTTAGTTAATGCAGCTCAAACAAAAATGACTGCAGCAGATAAAGCATTTAAAACTATAGCTTCGCCAAGTATATCTGAATATACATCTCAAGTAGCAAATGATCCTGGCTCTATGATAGAAAAAGCAGATATAGAGAAGATATCAGAAGAAGATAAACAAGCAGGTATGATTGACCCAACTACAGGTCAACTTGATGAAGCAAGTACAGCTAAAGTTACAACTGCTACACCTACATCAGATGTAACCTCTCCTGAAGTACAACCTGCGGCATCATATGAACCGCTAGAGGCTTCTGCATCTATAGAAGCTGTTATGTCTAGACTAGAAGCGGCTACAGGTAAGCCTAGTGCTGAAGCACTTGTAGATGCACAGAGTATGAATCCAGAAGACTTAGCACAGTTAGGTTTATCTGTAGAACAAATAGCTGAAGCACAAAAAGTTGTAGCTCCTGACGCACGTAAAGTAGAAGAGGGTGAACTTATATCAGGCTCTACGGTTGACATGGATCGTGTTAAAGCTGAAACAAACTTTGAAGCGGCTACAGGCGCACCATCAACAGATGCTACAGTGCAAGGCCAGCTTACAGGCTTAATGGCAGACTTTGAGGGTAAAACACCTCCATCTTGGGCGGCAGGAGCTTTACGTAATGCAGCTGCTTCTATGGCATCTAGAGGTTTAGGTGCTTCATCAATGGCTGGTCAGGCTATGATACAAGCGGCTATGGAAAGTGCTATGCCCATCGCTGTACAGGACGCTAAGACTTCTGCTACCTTTGAGATGCAGAACCTGAGTAACAGACAACAGACTGCTATGTTTGCTGCTGAACAACGTGCTTCATTCTTGGGCTTAGAGTTTACACAAGAGTTCCAGACTCGTGTTGCTAATTCAGCTAAGATATCTGAGATAGCTAACATAAACTTTAATGCTGAACAACAGATAGCGTTAGAGAATGCTCGTATGGCACAGACTGTTGACCTTACTAATCTAAGTGCTAAGAATGCTAAGATCATGGCAGATGTAGCGGCTATGTCTCAGCTAGATTTAACTAATCTAAATAATCGTCAACAGGCTCAAGTACAAAATGCTAAAGCTTTCCTAGAAATGGATATGGCTAGTTTAGATAATGAACAACAGGTTAGTATGTTTAAGTCTCAACAGAATGCTAATGCTATACTATCAGATCAAGCAGCTGTAAATGCTTCTAAACAGTTCAATGCTACATCAGAGAACCA